TACCAGAAACCTACAGCCTCATCTCAGCCTGCATAATCTTCGACATCGTAGCCTGCGCCACAAGCTCAGACTCAATCGTCCGCAACTTCATGCGAATCCGGTTCACCGATGCCTTAGCCAAATCTCTCTCAAACCTAAGCTCCGAACACGCAAGCTTCGCACCCGCCTGCCTTTCAGCAACCGAGCCTGTGCCCGATATAAACGTGCGAGCCTCCTCTTTGTCCAAATCAGACTCAGCTCGAGCCAACACAACCTCAGCCTCATACAGTGCCTCCACCCCCCGCCTGTTCATCGCCGTAAGCTCCGCCAACTCTTGCACTATTACCGATGCTGTCACAAAGCATCACCAACCTTTCACAATAAACGCCACGCCAAAACAGTTCATCATCGCTACGGGTTCGAACCGCATGCTGATACGCCTCCCCAATCTCACGAAGACTTCCCATCAACACCGAGCTGCTCTGCACGATCCTTCACCTTACCTAACACTGTTTGGGGTGCGCCCGCAGTGGACGCCTCAGCCCATAATAGTCGCAACGCATCCACATCAGTCAACAGTTCAGCCTCAGCCAACCAGTCACGTTTCACCTGTTTAGTTTCATGCCTTGCAACTTTCATCATCTCCTCAGCGGAAGGACGTTTCGCCCCCGTAAAGTCCCCACCCAAATCTGCCAGAGCCCTACCGATAGCGCTCGTCGCACAGTTCTCCACCATCGACACCTTGTTCACCGGTGAAGTGTCCGGCCGTTCCTCAGCCATATCAGAGGTCACAGGTCGCGCATCTTTCCGGTCAAGATATATTTCCGCCCGAACCACAACCTGCTCAGCACTAAAATGGAGTATCTCCGTCAGAATGCGACCGTCAGGGTGCGCCGCCCAAAACTTATCGATACGTTCCGCAACCGTCGAATACTGTGCGATATCAAAGCGAGCCATAATTTTCCCCTAAATAGTTTTCGATTACACCGTTAGCGAACTCGGAAACCCCAAGCCCCACCTCGTTAGCAGCCTCCAAAAGTGTTGCATAAACTGCATGGTCGAACTCGATTGACACTGTCACCTTAACCATTGTTTACCCTTTCCCACAGCCTGTTAGCTGTATCCTTTAGTGCTGCAATCATTTCCTCATCACGCTCAATCATTACCACGCGAGGCTCGAACCAACCAGGCACAAACATTGGCCCCGCAGCAGTATCCCTTTGCTCCCGCAACATCCACGCAAACACACACCGAGCAGTATCCGTACAATGCATCTGCCACTGCACCTGACGCCGATACTGGATCGGTAGCTTCTCAGCGTTCCAATCCTTCCCCGTCGTTTTAATCTCACTAATCTGTGAATGATCCAACGAAATTCCATCAGGGGTAGCCATATGGTGCGGGAACTCCCCGTTACGAATCAGCCAATCATTCGGCATCACCCCATAATCGTTCTTGAGAATCATCGCAATCGGTGTTTCCCACACCCGACCAAACACCATATACGGATTGTCCTGCTCAACAAAGTCTGCGGAATAGTCTTCCACCGCCTGCTCAAACCCGCCAGGCCCAGAGCCCGCCTTCGCCACCTGTGTCGCCGTCACACCAGACCGTCGAGCCTCCAACCAACCATCAGAGCCCAACCCTTTCGATGCTACAAACCTGCCCGCGTCAATCATTACCCATCATCCTTTTCCACCGTTCGCTAGCCATCTGCTTCGCTTCGACAACAATCTCATCTGATGCCCCCTCCAACGCAACCTGCAACTCCTCAAAAGTTGCCAACCATATTGCACCGCTGTCCGAATAGGCATCAAACCGTTCCCGCATTATCAGCTTCGACAGAGCGTAAGCTTCCAAACTTGTGACGTTCTCAACCATCGTCTAACCCCCTTACACTTAGTCTATGAGTGACGACCGACGGATGAGCCCAATACGCGAATTTATGGAACTCGTTGATAAGTCAGGTGGTGTTGCCTGCCAAGACATTCCCGCCATATTTTTCCCCGAGGACTATGCAGACAAACAAACCCGCGACTATGCGATCAGGACGGCCCGCGCACTCTGCAACGAATGCCCCCTAAAAGCAGCATGTTTCACTTATGCTGTGGAAGCTCAAGAACCGTACGGGATCTGGGCCGGCACGTTACCGTCGGAGCGCTAACCGTCTTCTTCGACATCGGCAAGTTGTGCCTGGTATGCCCAAGCGTTCAAATGCAACCGTAAAGTGTGCGCCTGCTTCCGGCTTAGTGTGAGTGTCCCTGGTTCGCCAATCTGCCACACATCATCGCGGAGTCGAATGTGAACCTCACGCCCATCCGGTATCACATCCATCTGGTCACTCATTTCCATGCGTCAAATCCGTCATCGAACGCTGCCTGCTTTACAGCTTCAAGCCACACATCAAAATCTTCCCCATCATTACCATCCTCATCGTTCACGTCAAACCAACTCCACGCAACCTCCCGGTAAGTAATCCACGCATCCCTCAACCGTTCGATATTTATTTCTAAGCGTTCACTCATTGTGTCCCCCTTCGATTTATATTCACCGTACCCCACACAACCAACAACAACCCCACCAAACTCAACCCATTGATCGGTGCGAACGGGTCAACAAACCCAGGCGCAAACATACACAACGCCCCCACCACAACTAGCACCCAGCCGGTCACAGGTTCACCACCAGGACAGCCAAACCGACAGCAAGCGCCACAACAATTAGCACCCACCCGAGCATCGACTGCTTCTCACGACGTCGAATGTCACGCCGTAAAGTTTGCAAAGCAACATGGTTCGCAGCTTTCATCGGAGCAGGCACACCCCGCCACGCAACAACCGCCCGAGCAAACAGTTTCTCATCCGAAATAATCCGCATACGATCCACAGGCGACATGATGCGACGGTGCGCCATATCCCACTCCACAATTTCACGCAACTCATCATCATAGAGTTGTTGCGCCTCGACCTCAATGTTTTTGTAATAGCCCATGTCTACCATTGTACAGTCCTTTCGTTGCCTTCACTGTAAAGGTTGACGGAAATTTCATCAAGGAAGCTACGGTCACAGGTTGATAACAGTTACCGGCCACCCTTATCCCCGCCGAACACCGAGCGAGTGTACGATGGTATCCATGGACTCCTACGAATACGACAACCTCAGCATCGAAAAACTTGCAGACATACGTGTCTGGCAACTCGAACGCCTAGAACGTGTCACACAAGCCCTCAGAGCCCGCGTAAGAGCCGAACACACCCAAGGCGATAACATCAAACGGTTAGCGAAAAAGCTTGGCGTGACAAGGGCTACAGTGTACGCCTGGCTCGCAGAATAAGAAACACCCCCCGGTACAACTCGGAGGGTGTTCCCTTCCACCCAAGGAAGGATCTCTTATGAACAGGATTACTCTACTGGCAAGACTCGCAATCTAACAAATCGGCAGGATCGACAGGGACAGAATAACCGCCAACCTGCTCCGTCCCCGTCACTTTGCGGCCTTGTCGTAAGTCAGCACTGAAGTCAACAGGGACATGACACCGGCAAGCGCAGCGACCGAAGCAACCTGCCCCCACTCGACATCAAGGATTCCCACAGCACCCACACCAATAGTTGCGATGGCAACCTGCGCCACAGTTTTCACTGCACGCTCAGCCGAAAAATTCCAGTACGCCTTCAACTTATCCATCCGTGTTCTCCACTCTCTTATCGTCATATGCCGCCCCAAAAATGTAGGACGTGAGAATCAAACTTATCAGAGCAACCCCACCCGTAATCAGGTCGCCTGCCCCGAGCCGGTCTTGCCACACCGCAACAATCGATGACACAACAAGGGCGACACCGAGGGCGAACGCCGCGAAAATGTATCGGCGTCTAATCTTCCACTTAGGGTTGCTCATCGTGTCAGCACCGCAATCAACGGTGACACTACCGCGGCGAGGAAACCGAACGCGCCGATAGCCTGCCACATCCGCATCTCAAGTTTACGAATCCGCAGCTCATGGTCTTCAATCTTTAGCTCACTGTCGGGCAGACTGTTCGCAATTTTCTCTAACAGTTTTCCTTGCCGTTGAACCTCCGAATATATGTCGCGCATCGAAACCCTTACCGCTAGAGCTTCTTGCTCGTCACTCATCGGATTTTACCTTCGTTGATGGCTCGCTGTAACGCGCTAATGGTTAGGCGTCCCCACACCCCATCGGGTTTCACGTCAAGTAGAAGCTGTACAGCCCGTCGAGTGTTTGGCCCGAACACCCCATCAGGTTTCGCCCCAGCCCATCTCTGGATAGCTGTGTAGGTCATTCTTCCCGGCCTGCCGTCGATACGGCCCAGAGGGAACCCGGCGTTAGTGAGTGCAGTCTGAAATGCTTTCCACGTGTTGCGCCCCAAACGTCCATCCACTTTGAGCAGTGCAGGCTTCACGACGACGGGAGCGCCGTCAAGGAACGGTACGGGGTCGAGCGTGTCACCCCAACGTCCGCCACGTTTGCGCACCTCAAAATGGAGATGGTTGCCTGTGCTTGCACCGGTAGTCCCAGACGTATAAATAAAATCGCCCGTCACAACCCGTTGCCCCTTACGCAACCCGGTACGGTGCGCCCCATGGTAGTAGACCGTGACAATCTGCCCATGGTCAATAAGGACAGTATGCCCCCCACCCGTAGGGCTCCACCCAATCTTCACCACAACACCATCACCCGCAACAGTTACCGGGAACACCCCCGAAACGTCCACCCCGTGATGAAAAGCCCGCCTCCCCGTAATAGGGTGACGCCTCCAACCGTAAGGACTTCTCGCGTTGATTGTTCGACCCTCAGGCCAAGGGTTAGACAGTTTCATCTTGCACCTCAATCCAATCAGTTGTTTCTTCGTCCCACGCATATTGCCCACCATCGGCAGGATAATCTATCGGTGCCACCCACAAACAGGTAGCCTCGTCGAGTACCCAGGAAGGGTAAGGGGTTGGCGGGATGAAAGCGTCACGGTCAGCATCATAAGTGAAACCGATTCCGGCATAATTCTTACGCAACGAACCGTCAATGTATGTCTGCCGATAAACGTCACCAGTGCGAGCGTTCAGTTCTTCCTCAAGCCCGTCATCTTCTTCCCGGCCCGCAGTCACAAAAGTGACCAGGGTATTGTCGTCAAGCTTCGCAAAATAGGTCATGAGATAGTCACCGTTTCGCTCGTTGTTGAAGTAGCAGTCACAGTGTAAACACGGTTCAAACCAACAGCGGAAGAAGTCTGTGTAACACCTGCGCTAAAGGTTGCTAAAGCCTGTGCCGGAAGCGTGAAAATGACCACACCCGAACCGCCAGCACCACCGGCAAGTTCCGCACCGCCAGCGCCGCCACCACCAGTATTGACTGTACCAGCCCCGCCAACCCCGCTAGAGGGCGCAGTACCACCACCACCAGCACCACCAGCGCCACCGGAAACAACACCGCCCGTAACACCTGTACCGCCACCACCACCAGCCCTTGTCACGCTTGAACCTGTAATCGAAGAAGCAACACCATCTGCGCCTACCTGCCCCGACGTTGTGCCCGTTGCACCAGCCGCTGAAGCGCCACCGCCGCCGCCACCGCCAGCTGTTCCGTTGTCGTTTCCAGGCAGAGAGCCACCACCTGCGAAACCTTGATTAGCCGTACCTGAACCGCCGGTTCGACCCAACCGGCCACCACCACCACCACCAGAACCACCCGTCGCACCATTACTTCCGTCGCTTCCACCGCCACCGCCACCGGCTGAAGTGACGCTAAAGAAAACAGAATCATTCCCACTGCTACCAACACCAGTAGCGGCTCCCGCGCCAGGGCCGCCAACCGTCACCGTGTAAACACCAGCCGCAACCGTCAAAGCGCTTTCAGACGCACCGCCCCCCCCTGAAGTCCCAGCGTTAGTGCGATAACCACCAGCTCCCCCGCCACCACCGAAGTAACCACCACCACCGCCCCCACCAGCAATGACTAGATACAACGCGGAGAACGGGGAAAAAATGTTGCTCATCCGGTTAGACTTAGCAAAGTTCCCTATAGAACTGTTTGCCATACTTGTTACAGCCACAACAACCCCCCTAGACTGTTACTTCAGCACCGAAAGCATTGACGGACAGCCGGTCAGCAGTACCCGCCGAAACCGTCATCACATCGGTAGCCAACATCGTGATACCCAAAGTCAAAGTCGTCGAATCGTTCGCGGCAACCGGTACATCATAAGCAATGTAATGCTGGTTCGAAATCGCGTCACCATCCACACGGATAGCCAGGCGGAAAGTTGTTGCGCTCGCAGTCCGGTTAGCAATGATAACCGTGCTGACAACCGTCTCAGTCGAGGAAGGACAGGTGTATAAGTCCGTCAGCGAAGTCGTAGTGAGGTCAAGCTGACCAAGTGATTTATATGATGTTGCCATTTGTTAGCCTCCCATAAGTAGAAAATTAGTTTCAAAACCGCCGCCACCCGAACCACCAGCAGCCACCCATGCGCTCCCAGAATAAAATTGCAACGCATCCACATCCTTCAAAAAAGCGTGCTGCCCCTCCTCAGGTGCCGTAATAGCAGCATCCCTCGCAGTAGCATCCGCAAACACCGGAATGCTCTGCGACATCAAAAAAGTGTTCACCTGCTCAGCAGTAAGCACCGCCCCAGCACCAAACGTCCTAAACCCTGCCGGAACAGCCACAAAAAACTCCTATCAAAAACCGAGG